TTGTACTGGCAACGTAGTTTTTTCCATACCTGGTATAAAAGGTAAATTAAAACCAAACATATTACCATATTGATTAAATGGTTGTGGTGTATAAGTAAAATTACTTGGTTGATAACCATAACCACCACCAAAATTAAATGGCATTTGAAACTGATTACCAACAAAACTGTTTTGTGGTACTACGTTACGTATTTGGTTGTTTAAAACTTGAGTTGATTGTTGTAATTGATCTAAAAAAGAACCAGCAACAGGCATTTGATTTTGCACAGGTTGTTGCATTGGTGGTCGAAACATACCATCTTGAATTGGATTTAAAGAAGGATTATTACCAATATTTATTGGTAAGTTTACTCCTCTATTAAAACCTGGTAAATTTTGAAATCCTTGATCTCTATCATCAATACCGTCATTGTTTGAATCTCTAAAATCAGCAGTTCTCATACCTGTTCCAAATGGGATTTTTTGTGATCCTGGATCAAAAGCGTTAGGAAAAGAATTTACACCACCACTTACAGTTGTCATTGGTGGTTGCAGTTGATTCAACATGTTAGGATTTTGTTGAATAAAATTTCCAAGTAATCCCATTACATTTCCGTTTGCCATTATCTATATCCTTCTTTGATTGCTTCTACATCAATACCTTGTGCATCTGACCAAGTAGTACCTGCTGGTATTTGTAAGTTAAATTTAAAATATCTTGCTGATTTATGAAACGGTATTGTTCCTGTTGAGTGCATACTTGAAGCACTAGTAGTCGTAGCAGAGTCAGCAACTCTATTACGAAAACTTACCGTACCTGTAGCAGAACTTGTATCTACAATAGGTCTAACGTGTGTAACTAATGATCGGTTCATAGCAAATATTTCTGTCTCGCCAGTTCCAATAGCAGCTTCTAGTGCATCTCCTTCAAATGATCCTAATTTGTGATCTGTATTAAATACACCCAAAGTACGTAGACCACCAATAAATGCTGGACTATCTAAAGATACAGTAATTGCATCTATGTCGTTAGTGCCTGATGCTGGATAATCATCTAGTTCTTCTAATGTAAAACCAGGTGACAAGCTATCAACGATGACTTCGTGATCTAATTCTACCAATGACCATCTATCACTTGCTATGTGGTATATAATAATTTTATCGTTTTGTGTACCTGAGTTGTTTCCAGTAGCAGATGGATATGACCACATAACTAATTTATTTTCATGGTCGTAAGCAGCTCTAACACGTTCTCTTAATGCAGTTTTTAAATCATTGTAGAAAAAACGGTCTACTTTGTTGGCACCAATAGGTTTTGATTGTGTACCATTAGTTACATAAAAACCATCTTCTGATAAATAGTATACAAGATTACCAACTTGAATTACGTTCTTACCTTGCACCGCACCTTTGTTTTCTTCTATACGTCTAAATGAAAACACTACATTACCACCACGATAGTCTACTCTAGTAATACGTGACTCTTGAAATATTAAACCATACTGACCACCAGTAATACCAGTAATAACTCCACCTTCAGGCAATACTTCAGAATCTGCTTGGTTTACACCTGCAGTCCATGATGTTGGATCGTTAAAACTTGACCACTGTACTTTGTTCTGTGCAGAAGGCTGAAAACCTGTAACTAAAAAATTACCAATTACGGCAGCATGTCTAAATGCTGGTGGTGATCCTGACAATGCAGCAAAATCACTGGAACTATCTAGTGTCCATGCTTGTGGTGCATCATCACCATTAAAAGCTACTACAACTTCACCAAACCTTACAAAGTCCCAATACCCTTCATCAGAGTAACTAAAAGTAGTGCCACCACTTTCATCAACAAAAGCATTTGCTGTTAGTTTATATAATTTGGTAGCATCACCTGCAAAGATAGATACAACACCACTGTCAGATTTAAAGGCTTTGGCACCCTGACATCGTGCATCTAGTGCGTTACTTGAGGTAACTGAAATATTGTTAAATGGTCGATAACTATTTACTGCAGGAAAAACATTCTTTGCCTCAGTAGCACCAGGATTCACGTGATCGGGTAGGTCAGGTAGCCATTCTCCAAAAGGTACTTGCATTATCTTACGTTATCAATGTTGTTTATACTTATACCTGATTGTTGTACTAATGGTGTAGCGTTATATTTATCTTTTTCATCTGCAAGTTCTACTTGTTGTAGTGCAGCTTCGTATTGACCTTTGAACTGAGCAACAGTTTGTGGATCCATACCACGAATAAATGTACTAGCAAAATATAACGAACCATAAAGATATACATCAGGATGATTAGTTAGAATATGATTGGTTGTAGTTGATGAGCTTAAACTATCAAACGCTTTGTAAAATACTATAGTAGCTGTGTAGGTGCTATCAGGTGAAGGACTAAATCTAAAGTTTGTACCCTCGATAGAGTATGCACGTGGTCTACCACTTGATGAACCACCTTGTGTTTCTGCTTGATGAAACGGTGTCATAAACTGTAAAGCTGTTTTAGGATTAGTAGCTAAGATAAAACTGCGTGTTTGCAAAAAACCAGTGGGTAGTGCTTCGGTCTCTGCATCAATACTAAATGAAGTGTTAACTGTCTCCATAGCACGTACTCGTAGTCTACGATTAAAATCTGCTTCTGTTAGTTTGATAAAATCTACAATCTCTGTAGTAAGATCATCACGTGCTAAAAAGTTAGCGATTGCTGTTTGTAAGTTTGCGTATGTATCTAAAGCCATTATAATCTTTTATCTCCTGTTCTAAAATACATATACTCATTACTGTTTACCATTTCACGTACCAAACTTTTTTGTTGTTCGTTATCTAGCTTGTAAAAGTTAGAATGACCAAACCGTTCTTTAGTTTTTACTTTTAACGCAATCAGGGGTATCTGTGCAATACGTTGAAACTCACCTTTTTGTGCTTCAGGTATATGATTACGAAACATCTTATTTTGTTCTAAGATTGGTGTAGTGTCTTGCGAACTTTTAACAACAAGTTTACGTGTGCCTCTGTCAATGTGTACATCCTGATTAGGGTTGTAAATGTCATCCATGTTACAGCTCCGTAGTATCTACATTGTAAGCATCAACCAATACTCTCCAACCATAAGTGTCTGACATAAAGACAAGTCCAATACCTGTATTTTCAGTGGTTATAGTAAGGTCTGCTGTTGCACCTTGTATTTTTTTACCGTTTCTAGCTACGGTTAAATTGTTGTTATCAAAAGATGCAGCACTATCTAGTATGTGTATTTCATCACCAACTGCAGGGGATGCAGGTAAAGTAACGGTAAATGCACCACCTGAAGTGTCTGCAAGTATTCTATCTCCAGCTACTGCGGTAAAGTTTGCAGTGTAAGCAACCCATCTTTTAGCAAAGCCATTAATAGCACCAGTAGTAGTAATAGTATCGATAAACGCATCCTTAAAGTACAAAGAGGAAGTACCTAAGTCTACATCTGAATCTGTAACTGGCCCAAGAACACCATTAGATATAGTTACTTGTTCATCACCAGCAGCAACAAAAGCAAATGAATCTGATGCGTGTTTATAATGAATACCACCTGAGTTAAATGCAGCGTTATCTCCAAAGTCTATCAATCCTATGTTATTAGCACTACCAGCCATTTGTATACCTGGTCTGTTATCATCTTCAAATACAGCACATTGGTTACTTGCATATAGTGGACTTGATGCTAAATCATTTACTACATGAAGTTTTAATGCAGGACTATCAAAATTAATTCCTACACTTACAGGTATATCTTTAAATATATTTGCTATAGTCATTTTCTTAGTGGCAGTTGCACTAGTGTCTACTATAGGTAATACATCATCTGATGCACTAGATGTTAATGCTGTTAATTCACTAATCTTACTATCAGCCATGTCTTATCCTCTTTCTTAATACTTTTAATCTTTGTTTGTTCTTAGTTTGTTGTTTTGTATCTTTTTCTTTTGACTTCAATACGTCAACTAATTCACTAAATTTCATTAGTTTTGAATTGGCGTATCAGTCTCATACGATACACCGACACCTTGTTCAAGTATGATGTTATCGCCACCCTCTTTTAAAAGGTAGGTTAAATCTTCTACTAATATTGCATCATTCGGTACGTCAGTTCTACGGTTACGATACCTGTCCTGACTACGAATTGATATAAAACCTGGTCGCATTATTGACTTAGTTCAGTTACTCTTGCAGTTCCTGTAGTAGAACCAATTCTTAAAAATGCAACTTTATCAGCACCAGCAACTCTTAAATACTCTACAGTAAAAGCTGGTAATATAAATGATGATGAACTTGCAGTTGGTGCAGAAGAAATTTCTACATAGGCATCTACAGTTGAAACTATTCTAATATCTCTTGTCTGTGCATTAACAGCACTAGAAGCAGCAGATGAGTCAGCTACGGCTACAGTCTGAGTAGCACCTGGTTTAAATGTTGTTGGAGCTTTATTCATTTTTTTTCCTTAAATAAAAGGGAGGGGCCGAAGCCCCTCACCTAATTAGTTTTATTGGTTGATGTCAAGAATGATGCCGTGTGCAGCTTCATTTCTAACTTCAAGAGTATACTCAACTAAAAGTTGTTTCTTCTCAGAGTCACCAGTTTTGGCAAGATCCTGAACTTGGAAATCTCTTAGGTAAGCAGTTGCCATCATATCACGCTGAATGATGAATACATCTTTAGCGTCTGTAACAGCCATTACTCTGTTTGGTACCACTCTTAGGTCTCCGAAGTCTGAAGAATATACGTCAATAGCCGCAAATTCTGTCTTAGCTTCAGCAGGGCCAAAACGAGTTGTATTAGCGTTGAAACCTGAAATTACTTGTTTCACAGATGGTGGGCATACTAACATGTCCATTTCTCCACCTGACTCATACACCTCTTTGATAACAGTTTTAAGGATTGTTTCAGTTAAATCCCTGTCTGTTCCTGAACCTGGTAAGTCAGTACCTGAACCAGTAGAAAGTGAACCAGAAGTTCCTGCATCACCGTTAGTTTTTAACCAAGTAGGAATAGATCCTAGCTCTCTAGCAGCAGTTGCAGAACCTGATACTTGTACATTTGGCTCGATTAGATCGAACTCCATATCTTTCTTAAGTTCTTTTGATTTTTTAGCAATCTGATAAGCCATTTCATCAGCTCTACCTGCAGCGTCAACAGCAGATTGAGTTCCTGAAAGTGCTATCACTTTGTCAGCAATTTGACAAAAGTTGAAAGCTCTAGTTGTTGCACTTAGTGCATCGATAGTTGCGTCATCACCTTCAATAACTGCGTTAGTTGCAGGTGTAGCGAGACTATCTAATTGCCATTCGTGTTTTGTAGACTTAGCTGCAGTTCTAGGAATTGCAGAAAGTATAGGAGTATCTTCGGGAGAAATGTTATAAATTACATCCACTAAATCCTCTCTAATACCTACCGTCTCAAACGTATCGAATAAGTTTGTTGGTTGTGCCATAAGGCCTCCTTGTTATTAGTTAGATTAAATTACGAAAGAACTTGGCAGCATCTCTGACTTGCCCAGTCTTACGTAGTTTTGAGAGTTGTTGACGTCTTGCCTCTGCATTAACCTGACCTTTACTTTTCGCCACTCCACCTTTGACAACTTTAGGAGCATTAGCCACTTTTTTCTTTATTCCTGGCTTTGCTTTTTGTAGATTACGATAGTTCATCGCATCTTTAACAAGCATCACATATCTGTGATCGTATACGCTATTAATTTCATTGTCATTAAATCCTATGTTGCCCAAATAATCTCTCATTTGTTGTTTAAAACGAGGGCCTTTTTGTTCATCCATTAATTCAGGAACTTTTTGACTAAGAAGTTTTTGTTGTTCACCTAAGTATTTATTAAACTCTTGAGCTTGTAACTCTTGAGTTTGCTGTGATACTTGAGCTAATTGTTCATGCTTTTTACGCATCTTATGCTCTAATCTTGCAGCTTCTACTGGATCTTCTTCATATAACTTCTCAAAATCAACTTCTGCGTATTCTTGTTGTAGTTGTGCTTGTGCAGCGTTGTTCAGTTGGTCTAGCCTTTGTAGTTTGGCTTCAACGTCTTTTTTGGATCGTTCAACAAATTCGCTTGACTGGTTTCTCTCCTGTGCAAGTTCCTGTGTTTTACGAGTGTAATCTGCATTTCGTTGATACCCTTGAATTAACTCTTCTAGGTTGACCGACAAATCTGTACCATCTATGGTTACAGTGTACATTGGTTCCTCAGAGTTCTCTTGTATATCACTCGACTCAGATGTTTCTTCTGCCTCATAAGACTCTGTCTCATCAGGGCTTTCAGTCTCTTCAGTAAGAAGTCCTTCTTCTTCTGTTGGTACTGTTTCGGTTGGCTCCTCAGATACTTCTGTAGGAGCAGTTTCAACAGGTGCAGATTCATTGTTGGTCATTAGACCTTTAATAAGATTTCCTGCATCTATTACGTTAGTTGCTTGGCTATCAGCCATAACAGCCTCCTTTTTTTAAATGTTACACTCCTTATCAGGTTGGTGTATTCGATTTAAGTCGAATTCTTTTTGATGTCGTTAAGTTGTACACTAGCTAATTTACCAGTGTCCATAACGGTTCGAAAATGGTTTTCTACCTTGTCAGTAAGGTGATAGGCTAACCACAAAATTTTTCTTTCTTCATCTTCATTGTGTTTGGTAGCCAACAAAGCATTTTGATATTCTTGTTTTAAAACTTCAAATGCTTCTTTAAATAACGGTTCGTCTAGCAATAACTTTGCTTTTTCACCACGTGATCTTTCAGATTCTAAACTATTCTTTTGCATTATTAGGGTTTACCATAGTTCGTGCTACTTGGTCAAGTTCACTAAGTGCAGATTTTTGTTGTTCAAGCAAAGACTTTTGTGCTTGTTCTTGGATTTTCCCTTGTTGTACTATTTCTTCTTTAGCCAACATCGCATTGTTACGTAGTTGTGTTTCATCAATTCTAGTACCGTATTGTAATTCTAGTTCTTTAATACGAGTTTCAAACTTCAGAATCATCTCTTGATAATCTTTTTCTAATTGTTTTATTTTAAGTTCGCTATCAATTTGTTTTCTGTAGTTCTCACCTTGAACTTGAAGCTGTGAAACTTTTTCAAACTCGGTAGGTTGTGGTGGTTGTGGTGGTGGCATGTTTTGCATACCCACATCAGGATCAGTAAAGAACGCATTAGGGTTTTTCAGACCAGCGTTTTCTACAATCTTACTTAGCGTGTTGTAAATGTTACGTAAGTTAACCATAGGCCCAACAGCAGAACCTTGTAGTTCTAAACCTTTGAGCTGAGTTTGTAATATGTTATTTAAAATAGCAAGTTGTTGATCTCTTGAACCAGTACCTAGTCCTACACTTATAGAAATGTTGCAACGGTTACGCCATTCCATAGGTCTGAACGGTACAAAGTTATTTCTAATTTTTATAATTCTTTCTTTGTCTTGGTGTTTGACAACTAGTTCAAACATTTTTAAGAACATGTCTTTAACACCAGTCTCGGCAAAGATACGTGCAATAAGTTCTACACGCATTTGTGCTTGAGATAATATCGTGTTTACACCTGTTGCTGTTTTGTTTAACGAGTCAGCATCCATACCTTGTGAGTATCGTGTAATTCCTGTGCGTTGCTCTCTTACCGTGTCAAGATATTCTAACATAGGGAACGCTTGATTGTTTATAGTTTGCGTTTGCATAGGCATCATTACTTGACCAGGCGAACCTTTAGTTCTAACTACACCACCAGGTCTATTAGTTAGTAGATCATCAAGATTAACTTGACCATCCATGACTGCAACTCGGTTGTTGTTAGTTAGATACATGTTGTCTAGTAACTGACGCATAACTGTAGACTTGATTAACTGTAAGTCCTCAGTCATTTCAGATACAGAACGACCATAAAATCTGTGTGGTACCATGATAGGTGTAACAGATACAAACGGTACGCTGTCGCATAGTTCGTTATCAAGTATCGTATAACCTTCAGTACCTGCTAAAGTTATTTTTCTTAACTTAGCAATACCATCACCTTCTTCATCAATACGGATGTAACACTCGTAGATAGATATTTCATCGGTGCTTTCTTCACCTGCATTACTATCGTAGTCGTAATCTAGGTTTCTAAATCTTGTAGTTTTTTCTTCGTTGTATTTGTCTTGTGAGTCTGCAGGTAAACTATAAACCTTATCACTATCAAACCCAGCTTCAATAAGTTGTGTTCTTGTAGCTGTAGTTCGGTGTGCTACAAAGTTTGCATCTTCAATACTTTTAGCTCTACGTTCAATAAGAAACTCTTCAGGTGGTATAGCTTCTATTTTTACTTTACCGTAAGTTTCTTCACGTTCTATTACCACATCATGCAAGTTTGGTATTGGTGTGTTTTCTATTTGGTCTAGCACCATAGGATCTACAGGCTGTCCTGATTCTTCTATCTGCTCTAGTATTTTATTCTTTTCTTTCTTTGCACTTTCATCTTCGTACTCAGTGTGTTCTTTTGCTACTACACCATCTTCATCCAACAACATAGTGTATTCATCTTCACTAAGTTTCTCGTATGTTTCACGTTCTACTTTGTTTGATGTGTTCCAGTAAATTTTAGCTACACCATTTTTTTGTATTAGTGCATCTTTGAATAGTGTGTAAAGGGTAATAAAACCATCGTTGTCTTTGTTAAAAACGTAGTTAAGATAATCACTAGCTTGTTTTGCAACTTCTTCATCTTCTGCAGTAACAGGTTCACACTTTACAATCTCATCACTAGCTGCAAAGGTTCTTAACAGGGTTGGTAAGATTGACTCAATAACATCAGATACATCAGTAGATACAACCTGTGATCTACCTTCTTGCTCGTTACCAAAAGGTTCACCAAAATAATATTCTAATGATTTTTGTCTTTGTTCTGTAATGTCAGAACCAATGTAACCTAAAGATGCTTTAATCTCTGAGCTAACTATCGAGCCAACTTCTAATTCTGTAAGTGGTTTACCTTTTGCCATATTAAACTATATACCTTGTATCTACGTTAATTTCTCTTGTCCATACACTAGCAGTGCCAGGATCTATTGCACAGCCATATCTAAAACTATCGGCTCCATGTGATGCCCAGTTGTGCAAGGGTTTATTTTTAAATGTTTGCATTTTATCATCAAACTCTTTGCGGTATTGTCGCAAACAATCAATACCATACTTACATCGGTTTTTATCGAACCAACATTGATCTAATGTATTTCTTACCGCCTCAATACCATGTTGTATTTCTAGCTTTGGACATACATCAAAGTTAATACCTAAATCATAGGCAACCTCTAAACGAGATTTACCTGTGCCTAATTCTCTTGCTACAATATCATGTGGTGCTACATGCCGACTATAGTTGTAACCTTTATCTTCTAAGACACCAGCATAGTGTGCCAGTGACTCACCTGAAGTTTCATAGTAATCTATCAGATGTATTTCGTTGCCAGTGCGTTGTGCAAACCAAATTGAAGTCGAATCACCTATACCCAAATCCCACCAGGTTTCTACACCAATACTATCATCGTAATCTACATCAGTGATGCGATTTTCTTTTTCAGCTTTTTGTATTTGTTTGCCATAATAGGCCCCACTGACTGCAGCTTGGAAACTACATTCATACTCTTGCTCATATTGATCTTCTGGCATAGTAGCTCTAGCAGATTCAAGTTCTTGAGCATCGATAATTTCTGTTTCACTTGCTCTATAAAGTTGTGCATACCAATCCTTCCCTGTTCGTTTTGCAAAATCATATACATCCCAAAACTGATTATGGCCCATAGGCGTACCAATAAAAATAACATAACCTAGTTTATCACTGATGGCAGGTCTGACAACCTCTGTCCAAGTACGAGGTGACATGAGAGCAAACTCATCCATGCATACACCGTCAAAACCTAAACCTCTAAGTGCATCGGGATTGTCCGAGCCGAAGATTTGTATACGTGATCCATTCCATAGATCAACCTTCAGTTCGGTTTCGTGACGTTTACCACCAAGTTTCATTAAGGGTTCTGTATATTCTTTTAAATAGTCGTAAGCGACTGCTTTACCCTGTCTATATGTTGGTGCTATATACGCCAATCTTGCGTTCTGTATTTCACATGCAGTCATAATTAAATGATTGATGGCAAATACAGTCTTGCCAAATCTGCGATGACAGCAGATGACATTAAATCTTCTTAGATCGTTGTGAATCTTTTCTTGTAGTGGTCTTGGTTCGTAAGGTATTTCTAATTCCATTACTTACGTCTATTCCAACGCTTTTTCCAAATCCAACTTTGTAATCGTGCTAAGTATTTTTCAACTATGCTTAAAAATTTAATCATTGAACATATCCATAATACTTTTTGCTTTGTTAATTCTTTTATTTATTTGTTTAGAGCTTTGATCTTTAGGTCTTTCAAACTTAGTCATAAACATTTCCGTAGCAGTATCTACATCACCAGCAAAAGCATCACGTATTTTTTTAGCGTTGCCTTGTCCCACTATGTTTTGTTTATCACCAAATATATTCTCCATAACATAATCTATTTGTGATTTAGCTGAGTCATCTAGATCATTGTCTTTTATAAACTTATCGTACTCTTGTCTTTGTATACCTTCAAACTGAAAAAGTCCATAGCCAGGCCCTTTGTTTTGTTGTTGCATAAAGTCAAAACTGCCACCTGTTTCTACATCTATGTTACCCATAATTGCAGCTACTGCGTTTTTACTTAATCTCTCATCGCTGTTAAGTATATTATATACTTGTTCCATGTTAGTAGGACTAGAATCATCTACCAAGAGTCCTACTTTTGACATCATTGGCATAATTCTACCAAGTAAACCCTCAATCACGTTTCTTTTTTCTCCAACCAATGCTAACATTGACAGGCTTATCGTCATCACCACTAATAGTGCTGTTAACCGAAGATAACCTTGAGTGAACATACGGTGCTGCTTTCTCTGCTGCCCACATTTTCTTTTCAGGGCTAGTTTTTTTAGTGTTAAGTATATTTAACATATAATCAAGCGGAGTTACAGTACCCTTGTTAAGCATTTTTTCAAGACGTTCATGTCTTGTTCCGTTTTTAACGCCTTTTGGTCTACCTGAACCTTCTCTTTTGCCGCCATGTTTCATTTTTGTATCTTTCTTTTATTACCAATTCTTGCAAGACCAAAATCTTGCGGTTAATTTTGATGGTGGTGACGTATCACATCGATGTCTAGCACGAAATGACTTACGTCTACCAGGCATAGATTTCTTTATTGATAAATTTGGATCACCATACCGTATTAATTTTACTTGTTTGCCTTGTTTTGCAAGTACCGCAAACTTTTTGGACTTACCTGGTGTGCGTTTTGGCTTATTGTAACCTGAAAAGCGTTCTCCTCTGTATGTAATAGCCATTTTGACAGTTAATATCCTTATGTTTTATATTTTATGTACTTAATTTTTCATGTATAGCATAGCTATATGATGAATC